CTACTTTCTGGCCTGAAGCGTCCATGTTGCTTGCGCCGGATCGGCTTCGACATTGATGACAAAGTAAGTCTCGCCCCGAATCGAAACCTGATCGGAAGGGTGAGGTTCGACGGCAAGGCTATCAGTCAGGATGATGATCTTCACGTCACCAGCTTGAATAAGGCTGGTTGCCTGAAAGAAGGCGCTGTAGCTGTCCACAATTGCCCGGCACGGATATTCAACATCGACTTCCGGTGCCGGTTCCCAAGGCGTGCCTTCGCCATCGGCCACCGTCCGCGTCAGGGTCGCCGGGTAGAATGTCGAGGCCATCGCCTTGCCGATGGTGCGCCGGATCGCGCCTTCGAGGGGGGAGGCCATCACATCACCATTTTCAGGCTGTTGCCGGTGTCCACAATGGCACCGTCAAGGAACGGCTGTAGTGCGGCCAGAACGGCATCAGGAAGGCTTTTGGTCGGGGCGCTGCCATCATACTCAATTGCCACCGAACCAGCTTGCAGGCGCTTCACGCCGCGCGTGCTGTCATCCGCCGTCAGGTCTTCCCGCAGGAACGCAAGCGCCAGCTCGCATTGCGCATCGAGAATATCCTGCGGGACTGTCGCAGCGTCAATGCCGGGAATGTCGCTGCGAGGCCAGGCAAGAAGCTGGTCGGGGTCAGTGCGATACCCGTGAAATGCTTGCCGGTCGATGGTGCGGCGAGCCATCAGCAACGCCTTGCTTTTGTCGCTATCGGTCGCCCCGGTCCAATCATCCACATAGAGCCGATCCGCGAAATAGGCGGTGGCGTCTGTCACGTCGATATAGCTGTTGATGCCGACTGTCAGGGCCATGGATCACCTCGTCAGTAGACCGCCAGAATACCGCTGGCAGTGGTGTTTGTCGCCAGAACGCGCCGCACATAGACAGGCAGAAGAGCACCACCCACCACCGTCATCGTAACCGGGGCGTCATCCATTGCAGCGATGACACTGACAACGCCGCTGGTATTCACCCAGAGGGCGCGGCAAGGACCGTCAGGAAGGTCAGCGCTGTCATTCGGGGTTACGGCCCGGAGCGAACGCCCCGGAGCCGTGTTGCCTGCCACAAGATCGGTCATGGTCATACCGCCGGGGCCAGATAGGCCCCATAGGTGACGGAAGGGCTGGAACCGCCCAGCGTGGCATTGACGCGGATGGCTGTCGCATCCGGGTCCAGTCGCGCAATTTGCGCCGCAGACAAGGGCATCTCAAAGACGCCCGTGGTGCTTGCCGCGACCGTAACCGATGCCACCGCAACCGGCGCGTCACCGAAGGCGGCTTCCGAGTCGGTTTCGATGCTGATGGTGCAGGTGCCGGTAGCGGCCCGCTCGGAAACGTAGACGATGGCTTTGAAATCGCCAGCCATTCCGACATCGAAGTCGATGCCGTTTTCCGCCGCAGTGCTTGCTTCCGCGCCGTCCGCGATGTTGCGCAGCTCAAGCTGTTTGTCGAAAGGTCCATACATGACGGTCATCCTTATGCGTTGTTGATCCATTTGAGGCGGGCAACCGCCTTCGGATGTTTCACGACGAAGCCGGAATACCACTCGATCCGGGTGCGCATCGCAGGCTTCGAATCCAGCTCGCCCAGGTCGCGGACGCTCATGGCCTCAGTCTGGATGCCGTGGATACCATCGAGGCCAAACCGAAGCGCATAGATCGACGCGGTGTCGAGGTTGCCCGAACCATCGTCTTCGTCGAAGCCAAGGATCGAATTGCCTTCCGAGTCGTCCCCGACGATGCCAATGGGAATACCGGCATAGGCCGGAATCTGGCGGCCGAAGCTGTCGGTCACGGGTTCAGTGGCCTGCCCGGCGGCACGCATCAGCGTGTTCACCTTGCGGCGCATTTTGGCGTTCATCAGCAGCATGTCAGGCGTGCCCTGAATGGCGTCGATCAGCTCGTCGAGCTTGTCGAGCGTCAAAGCTGCACCACCTGCCGACGAACTGGCCTTCACCTCTTGCGTCGTGCCGTCCAGCCGAAGATTGAGGCCGTCGAACTCGCGGGGATCGCCGGTGGAATCGCCATCGAAGAAGGTCTTCAGCCAAGTCAGGGTGAGCGCCTTCGACTTCATGGCGTCATGCGCCGCCCGAAGGTCGTGCGAGCCGCTGCCCATCTTCACCAGAGCGACATCATAGTCCGAGTCCCCGCCGCAGATGGTCAGGGTTTCGGTCTGTGGATTGATGACGCCAGTGGATTCCGTGTAGCTCTCGTTGATGCCCCGGAACGCGATGCCCGGAAGCGTGCCTTCGCGGTTGTATTTGAAGGCATTGCCTTGGATGTCCACGAAGGGCAGACGTTCCAGAACGGGGTTGTTGGCCGCGAAAATCTCGATGATGCCCGTCTGAAGCGGGTTGCTCATCAGCTTCGCGGCTTCGATCATGGTCAGCATGGATCAAGCCTTTCCGTAACCGGCTGCGATGCGCGCATGTGCCGGAAGAGTTGAGAAATCACGATCCTTGGGCGTGGTCACCGGTTTGCCCCGATCTGTTTCGGGCACATTCGGCTTTGCGTCGAAAACGCCGGTCTTCTTCGCGTCCCGATACCATTTGAGCTTCTGCGCCGGGCCATAGTCGGCAGGGATCAGAGGCTTCAGGTTGTCGGGAATCTCGGCAAGGACGGTTTCGGCAAAGTCCGCATACTCGGATTCGAGCGCGCGGCGCTTGCCGACTTCCTCGTCGAGCCGGGCCTTCGGGATCATGTGGTCGGTGCCTTTCGCGGCATCCGGGGCGGGGGCGATGCTATCGGGCACCGTGGCCGGGGTGTCAGTCATCGTTGATAATCCTGTATCGGAATGAGGGTGCCGCCAGCGTTGAGGTCGAAGTCGTCTGAAGAGATTTCTAGCTGAAGCTTCTCCATTTCGCGTTCGGCCAGGATTTCCAGTGCGTGTTCGCGGGTGCGAATGTCGGGATTGTCGGCCATCAGGGCATCAACCGGGGTCCAGATGCCTAGCTCGACCCGCTTCTTGTAATTGTCGAGACGGGTGTTTTCGTCGATGCCTTCGTCGAACTCGCCAAAATCGACCGAAATGCTGGCAGTTTCTGGAATGGTGCCGGGCGCGTGGGTGTTCACCACTGCCTTCAACACCTCGAAAAGCCGGGTCTCATAGGTGCGCCAAAGCTCGACATCATCGGCGCGGGCTTCCATCAGGTCGCGGCTCTCTGCCGCCTTCGCAGCGCCGCTTTCGGCCTTGGCGTCCAGCTCGAAGACATTGGCGGCAAGGTTGTTGGCCACGGCTGTCTGTTTGATGACGAACTCGACCGCCTTCAGCACCGCTTCAATCGGGGTGTTCGGAGCCGCGAAGCCGAAAGTGCCGCTTTCAGGCAGGGAAATCGTCCGATCAGGCCCGGCTCGCACCATGTCCCCCGCAGGGAGGCCGGAAGCCCATGCCTGACCATGCGATTGCAATTCTATGGCCCGCCACAGGTTCGCCAGCCCTACATTGATAGCCCGCTGCGCTTCGATCAGATCGTCGCCACCCGGAAGGAAGAACTGGTCGTCTGGGGCCTGATCGAACAGAGGCACGAAGGGCGGGATGCCGTAGGGGTTTATGCCCTGGTCATTGCCCGGTGTCGCAATCCGCTGGCCGCGATGGTCATAGCGCCGCCAGGTTGTCGCCGTCCAGTCAGCATAGGTCACGTCCTGTTCCCGCTCGCCGGGTCGGGTGACGATCAGGCGCGTCGGTTCCTCGGGGAAGCCATCATGCGCGGCATCCAGAATGTTCGGCGTCACAACCGCCAGCGTCGGGCGCGTTCCGGTCCAGCCGACTTGCAGCGCAGTCGTCTTGCAGAGCTTGGTTAGCCGGTTCGCTTTTTTCAGGATCACATTGGCATTCATCGCGCGGTAGAGCGCTTCGCCTTGTGCCTGGTCCATCCCGCCGAAGGTGCGGAAAGGCGTGCCCGCATAGACCATGGCCCGCTTGTCGGTGATTTTCTTCACGACATTGATGAAGAACAGCCGGAAATCTTCAGGGGCGCTCCACCGGCGTTTGATCTGTTCCAGAAGATCCGCAGTCTGCCGGTCCTGATAGAACCGCAGCCGCATTTCCGCATTCATCTTGCGCTCGCGGCTGGACTGCACCAGCGGCAAGATATTCTCGGACGGACTGAACAAAGACAAGAGTGCCATGTGTTATAACATAACATCATAAATCCCCAAAATCAGCGCCTAAGTGTATGACTTCCAATGTTTACCACCTTTGACCGATAGAAGTCTTCCAGTCCCATCGGTGCTATTCCCGCGCGGCTGCGGTAGACTTCGTAAAGGCTGCGCACCGTTTGAAATGAGCGGCATTCGTCGCCACAGGGAGGGATAAGCTCACCATCATTCAAAAGGCAGAGGCGGGCAACCGGCCCAGCGGCGGCGCAATGGATGCCCGCCACCTCGTAGGGGTTCAGCTCGGTATCTCGAAGGCTGTAGACCGCCCAGGCCAAGGCATAGAGATGGTCGTCATGCGCGCCCTTGGCGTGCTGGAAGCGCGGGATCACGCCTTCGCTCGTGCCGGTCGCCTCAAGCGAATACTCGAAGGTCTCCATTTCCCTGAAGATGCCCTCGAACTTCGGATGGATATGCAGCCGCCCTTCCTGTGCCGCACCTGCCAGCGCCATGAACGCAGGGGCCTGTTGCTTGGGAGTGGCGTGGATCAGCTCGCTTTCAAGCCCCTGGTGTGTGCACCACAGGGCGATGTCCTGCCCCTCATACCGTTCAACCGCGATATGCTTCAGCCCGTGTTCTCGCTGCATGGCGTTGATCCGGCGCTTGATCGCCCCTTCTGTCGAAATCATGAAGGCATGAGCGTCCAGCACATAGAAATGCGGTTCATCGTCATTCGCCCCTGTCGTCTTCATGACGCAAGCCAGGACGGTCTTGTCGCCGTGCATCGACACGATAAGCGCCCGGTCGAGGCCAGCCCCAACGACGTAGGCCCGCCCGTCCGCCGCCGCCCTTGCATCGAGGGCGTAGCTATCCCGGCACCGCTCGATGACATCAGGGATAAAGAGGTTGTTGGTTCCGCTGCCCCAGAGGTTCAGGTGCTGCATGGCGAACTCAGCAGGCAACATCTGCGCTGCCCGTGACCGCAGGCGCTCGGGTTTGATCCACAATGGCCCGCGTACAATCGCGTCATCCAGATCGCGGTAATGGACATGCGAGAAATAGAGTGCGTCGTCGCTGCCATTCTGGTTCAGAAGGTAAAGCCCGTAGAGGGGCGAGGATCGCGGCCCGACTGTCGAGTCCACCAGCACAAGGCCCTCGTCGGTGTCGATGGTCGAGGATGCCAACACCTGATAGACGCCATCGCTCTTCGCCGCGTGGAACTCCGAAATCTGAGCAAGGGACAATTTCTTGCCGTAGAGCGCCGCCGGGTTCGAGGCAAAGCCCTGAATGCGGTTGTCGAGGGCACCATATTCGATCAGGTCGGATTGCACCTTGACCGAACCTCCGTCGATCAGGGCCTTGGTGTATGGCGTCTGTTCAAGGATCGTGCGCACCAGCCGGAAGGCCGTGTCCACCGTCTGCCGCTCACTGTTGGCGACGATAGCGATGGCCTGCGTCTGCCGGGTCAGAAAGCGCCAGACGATGATAAGGGCCGATGCCACGGTTTTGCCGTGTCGCCGGGGCCAGCACAGAACGATGGTGGAATGGTCGCCATCGAGTGCCGCTTGCAGCTCTGCTTTCACCTCGTCGGACGGAATGACATAGGGCTGATAGCCGCCCTTGTCCGAAGGGATCATCGGCTTGGCATCTTCGAGGAAGGCAAAGAAGCCTTCGGAGCCAGGCTTGCGCCACCGCTTCAGCTGCGCGGCATAGGGATCAGGCTTGGCCCTGGTCATTCGTCGGCATCCTTCACGGCGCGTGCATGGGCGTCGATGGTCGGGGCTACCTCTGGCGAGATGTCTTTCGCCTTGCGGTTCAGGCCCAGAGTGTTCAGCAACCGGATCAGGACATTCGACAAGCTGGTGTATTCCGTCACCTCGATCTGGTCGCCCTGGACGATCTTGGCTTCCATCAATTCGAGCTGCACCGTCAGGCCAGCGGCCCGGCAAATCAGAAGCCATTGCGCGTTCGAGGGATCGCCCCCGGCATCGTCGGCAAGCTCGACACACAGGTCGCGATAGCGCCGTGCAGTGAGTGTGCGCCCATCTACCTCGCGCCCTCCGATTACCAGCGTGGTAGGTATCAGTTTCTCACGGGTATTTTCAGCCATGCGAAGGCCCTCCGATTACGGTTCTGCGGCTGGCACATGCTTGGCACATGATCTGCAAGCCATTGTTCTTGCAGCGAGAAATCACGTCATTCAGGTCAGTCACCTGAAGGTCGCCAGTTTCGCGGTGTTGAAGTGTTATATTGTAACGTTTGGCGTTTGGCGGGGTCGCAAGGGGCCGGTTGCCCCCCAGAGCGTCGAAAAACCCATCCTGATCAGCCCTGAAACGGCCAAGAGTGACGGAAGTGACGCTTCCGCACATATAGGACGTATAGGCGATAGAGGTTACAACCCCCGCGTCGTCTATAGTCCTATATACGGTAGATAAGGGATAAAGCGTCACTTCCGTCACTCTCATTTGATTTCAATGCGTTAGAACGTTTTGACTTTGAGGCCGACAAACCCCCTGCCGTAGTTGCGGCGCATCTCGGTGTAGCCCCGGCTTTTCAGCTCCTTTTGCAGAGTGCGCAGTGTCCAATTCTTGAGGCCCTGCTTCTCTGTCCATTGCGTGAAGCGCTGGTGCAGGTCGGTGGTCGTGGTGAACACATCCCTGTCTTCGGTCGTTTCATCCGCCAGGAACTGCCCCAGCGTGTCTTCGTCATCGAAGTAAGCCTGCGAGGCTGCGGTGATCTTTGCCGGAACATCGAGGCCACGCTTCTGCCATTCGAGGGCACCGTCGATGGCCCATCGCAGGATTGCCGGTGCTTCGGCGCGCAGCTTCTCGGGAAGAGCCTTGTCGCGCTTCTCAGGCGGGATCGTCACCGTGAAGGGCACCAGCACCACGCGGGCGCGGATGGCTTCGTCAACGCCCCGAAAGCTCGGCATGTTGTTCCCGGCAATCATGAGGGTTAGCTGCGGGTCGAAGTCAAAGAAGTCACCGCGCATGAAGCGTGCCGTCATCCTGTCGCCGCCGGTCAAATCCTTGATGACGGATTCGTCCCATGTCTTGCCTTTCGGAAGCTCGGAGCCGACGACGAGGCGGGCACCGTCCAGCCCGGCAATGTCGGTGGGGTGTCGCTCGGCCATCGAGTGCAGGAAGGTCGCAGCGGCGGCGCGGCGTGCATAGTCACCCCAGATATGTTGCAGGGTGTCGAGGAAGGTACTCTTGCCATTGCGGCCCGTGCCATAGAGGAACAGAAGCTTGTGTTCGGTCGTCAGGCCGGTGAGGGCATAGCCTGCGGCGCGCTGCATGAAGCGGATGGTGTCCTGATCGTTCTCGAAGACATCGTTCAGGAACCGCGTCCAGATCGGCGCAGGGGTGCCAGCCGGTGCAGGGGCAACGGCAACCTGTTTCGTGACCATATCCTCACGCTGGGCCGGTCTGACAATGCCGGTGCGCAGGTCGAGGGTGCCGCCGGGCGTGCCGACAATCATCAGGTCTTTGTCGAAGTCACTGTTCCGCGCGGCGCTGGCCGGGTTCGACTGCGCCATGAACTCGACGGCCGCGACGTTGGATTTGTTGCGCAGGGCCTTGGCCTGATCTTTCGCCCAGGACCGCAGCCTGTCGCCCTTGCCCTCGCCTTCTTCAGCCTCGATAGCGGTGGCCTTCTTTTCGGCCCATGCAAGCAGCTCTTCGGCACGTTTGCGCAGATAAAGCCGAACGCGGGTCATGTCTTCGCGTCGGTCATCCTTCTGCCAATGCGTGCCGGCGGAAGTCCAGAACAACCACTTGTTCCACGCCGCAACATACTTGGCGTTTCGGTCCCATGAGCGCCGCCCCAGCTCGATCGCCAAGGCATCGTGAGAGAGGTCGAAATCGTCGTCGGGAACGTGCCCGGCCGGGATGTCACCGTCTTCGCCATTGGCGCGCTGCCGGGTCTGGCGTTGATCGCCGGGGCGTTCCTTCGGGCCTCGGGGCTGTTGCAGGCCAGCGGCAAAGCCCGACGCGATGGTCTTCAAGGCTTCGTCCTGTTGCAGCCCGGCGGTGATTGCCGCGCCCAGAAGGCGGGTGCGCACATCGTCTTCGTCGAGGCCACCACCTGCGACGATCTGGGCGAGGCTGAAGGCGGCACGGTTCAGGGTGTTGTTTCGCTCGCCTTCGCCCGCATTGACCACGGCCATCAGCTCTTCGCGCAGGGCGGTGTCGGCCCATCCGGCGCGCCCGGCGTCGATCTTCGGGCCGTTGCCTTTAGGCATGGCACGCTCTGACAATTTCTTGCGGGGCATCCAGTCCGGGCAGGGCGCGGGGGCATCGTCGGTTTGAAATTCATAGCGCCCGCCTTCGAACGACGATGGTTCAAGCAGGACATAGCCCTTGTGCTTGATCTCGACGCCTTCGCAGAGCTTGCCGGGAAATTCCGCTCCCGGATCGGCGCTGAAGATGTAGTGTGTGCCGCCCCGCGCGGATTTCTGCACCAGTGTTGCTGGCATGTCGCGCCCCTGCATGAAGGTGCTGAAGCCGCAGCCGGGCTTGTAGCTATCGACATCGACCGCGACAAGGCCAGAGGCGGCAAGGTGCAGGCCGATGTTGGCGTCAGGCCAGTTGCTCCACCAGCCGCGCACGGTTTCGATCTCATTGGACGCGCCCTTGTGCCCGTTCGGTAGGTGATGGGTGCTGCGACCGTTGACGGTTTCGCCCTTGTGCCAAGCGAAGAGCGGGAAGACGTGCCAGCCTTGCGCGGCATAGGCCAATGCGGCCCGGCCATTGGCGGAAAGTGTATCGGTATGGGCGTTCATTGGGTGCCCCCGTTCTGCGTGTAGAGGTCTTCGAGAAAGCGCTTCTGCTTGGTGCTGATCGACTGCCCCGCTGCCAGGTCATTGGCCATTGCGGTGACGAAGCGGCGGCACTTCTCATTCAGCCGTTCGGCCCGATAGTCGCGCAGGAAGCGGGCCATGTGCAGGAAGCGCTCGAGGTCTGTGTCGCGGGATTGGTAGCGCTGGCGGGGCCGCTCATAGGCTGTCGGTTGCGGCTCTGGTCTGACCTTCAGCGCGGCCGCCAGGTCGTGCCAATCGCAGCCGTTCGATTGCAGGGCGCGACCAATGGCGCGCACGGTCGCCACAATTTCCCCGTCCGCTTCAGTGCCCAGACGAGGGATCAGCTTTTCCAGCTTGCCGGTGATCGGAACGAGGCTGCCCATGATGTCAGTCCACCGCGCTCACCAGATCGCGGACAGGGACGCCCCAGTCGCGGCTTGCGCGCTCTGCCCCGATCGTGGCCGTTTCATAGCTGGCGCTGTCGAAGAGTGGCAGGCGGAAGTCATCTGCATCGACGACATCGACCCAGAAGGTCATCTGACCGGCGTTGCGATGATCGAAGCGGATGCCGGTGGCGCTGGTCAGGCGGGCGGGGCCGATCTGAATGCCATTGGCAATCTCGATATGTGTGACCGGAATGTGATGTTCTGCTCGAATGTTCATGATTTCCTCATGTTTTGTTCCTGTGAGCGTTTTACTCAAAGGGCGGTCTATTCGGCTTTTGAGGTGTATCGGGTCCACTCCCCTCCCTCGCCGCCGAAGGCGATGTATGCGGTGCGGCCCGCGTCCATAATCTTGTGTCGGAGACTATTGTCGGTGATGCTGATCGGACGCCGATTGCCGCGCTGATCATCTACTTTCGGCATTTGCGCGACGAAGCCGCGCTTGGCTGTCTTGATGAGCAGGCAACCAGCGATAGCGATACCGCTGAACTCGACGTCGAAATGTGCAAGGAGCGTGTCGCCGTTCGACCACGGTTTCGGGTTGCGGACCAGATTCATGCCGGTGATGGTGATGTCGTCCATCAGAATTGCCCCCCGGTGTTTTGCGCTTCTTGCTCTTCAATCCAGACAAGGATTTTCGACTTGCGGGCGCAAAGGACGCTGCCCAGGCGGAAGACCGGCAGGCGGCTGGTGCTGGCGAGATGATAGACCTTCCGGCGCTTTGCCGTGGTGCCGAACATGAAGTCCGCGATGGCTTCAGCGCCTTCGAGGAGGTCGTCGTGCAGCGGACAAGGCTCCGCTATTCCCGTCGAAACGGGTTTCTGCATTGCAGTCATTTTTGCTTTCTCCTTTGGTGGAGTGGTTAGGACATGGTCCCTCGACTGAGGAATAGCTGTCGGATGTCGATCACCAGCCAACTCGCCTCGAATTCTAGCTTTGCTGGACGCGTGTCGATTTGTGTCTTCCAGTTGGTTTCGTCGGCTTTGATGTTGAGAAAGAGGTCTTTTCTTCCCAAAGCAGCGGCCTCAAAATTTACGGCCTCATGCAATTTTCGCCATTGGTCTGCAGGGACAATGTTGGGTTCTTCCTTCAGGATTCGTTCTGCTTCTTCCATGCATGATTGGGCCCGTTTTTGATCCTCCGATCCATGCTTGCCGTTGAGGACGTTACAGAAAATCTTGTTCTCGTCGTCAACGCTGGAAAAGAAGTCGGGTCCGTCACGGCGCATTAGAGCAGAGGCCACAGAGACATAGTATTGGTCGTACGGGTCTTCTGCGTCGTTCTGTAGCGAAGAACCGGCGAGTTGCCGACATATCTGCGCAGTTGCGACGATACTCTTATCCTCGATGCGTGGCGGCAACTCGGCTTCTGGATAAGTGGCGTACTCCCGCAACCAGCCAATAGGTCCGGCCAAGGCTTGTGGAGTGATGCCGTTCGCTATCGCGGCACCAGCGATGACAACCAACCGTGCCTCTGGAATGGAGAACCGCTTGCGGACATTTCCGACATCGGCGCGCACTACACCCAATTTTCCGAGATATTCGACCTGGGAAACAGTGATGCCCGCCCAATTTGCGGCGTCTTGTCGTGAAAGTGTGCGCATAGCTGCCTCTTGTTTGCTTGTCCCGACAATAGTCGGAAAATTTCCTATTGCAAGAGGAAATTTTCCGGTTACAATCATTCCCATCGGTTCCAATAGGAGCCGAAACAAAACGGCCCGACCGGGTGCTTCCACCACCTGGCCGGGCCTGACCCTGAACCTTGGTTAAGAAGGACCAGAGCTTATGAAGACGAATACCACCACCACCACGCCCCTGAAAGGCGTTCAGATTGCGGACATGTTCCGCGACCCCGCGCTCGCCATGATTTTTCGCAACGCGGACCCGGCCGCGGGAATGACCGTTCCGGCCTGCATCACGCCGAAACCGCTGCCCCCGCTGGCGCGCTGTTCCCCGAAGTGGAGGCCGCGTAATGGACCGCAACGACACGATGACCGTCGCGCCGGAAGGCGTCCTGCCCGCCGAACAGTGGGGCGAGTTGCACGACTTCCTCACGCTGGCGCTCGATGCGCTTGGCGAACGCCCGGAAGATTTCTCGCCCGACTTCCTGAAAAACTGCGTCACGCATCAGCGCCTCGGCCTGAAGCTCACCCACGACGCCATGCGCAAGATCGGGGGTGAGGCATGAAACGCCGCGACTTCCTGACCCGTGCACCCGTGGCTATGGCCGCGACCGCTGCCCCTGTGGCGGCTTCCTCTGCCATGCAGGACGAAAACCCTGCGCTTCTGGCGCTTGGCGCAGAGCTTCCGCAGGTCGAACAAGCCTATCAGGACGCGCTGAACGCGTGGTTCGATGCCTGGAACTTCTGGTCGCCGCAATGGCCGCTGGCCCCGGAAGCGTGCTGCAACAAGTGGGGCGCGATGGGCTATGACCGCGAAATCGAGCGTGACTTGCGCGGTGCGGGCATTCGGCGTGAGGGCCAACGCAGCGCCTGGACGATAAAGACCGCTGCCGAAATGGAACAGGACATCGAGCGTGCCCGCGAAATGCTGGCGAAAGACGACAAGCGCAAGCGGTCCTATGGCAAGCGGTTCCGTCAGCATCGTTATAACGAGATTGCCGAAGCCGAACTCGGTCTTGCGCTGTTGCCCGGCTATTTGACCGAAATCGACCGGATCAAGTGTGAAAGCAACTTCGAGGCTATCGACAAGGAACGGTATCGCGCGACCGAAGCCATCTTCGCATTCGCCCGCAAGGTGCTGGCGGAAGAATCGCGGACCATCGAGGGCGTGCGCATCAAGGCCCGTGCCTGCGCCGCTATCAACCGCCTGCATCCCCATGACCTGAAATTCGGGGATATGGGCGCATGGAAGCACGACGCGAACATCACCGGCCTTCTGGGCGCTGCGGTGCTGGAAGTGATCTGAAACCACGGTGCGCCCGGCCTCGGTCGGGCGCATCCTCCGTGATATAGGGGAATACCAATGGCAAAGATTCGCAAACGTAGCTGGACCACTGCCGCAGGCGAAACACGCATCGCATGGGCCTGTGACTTTGCGGACCACGCGGGCAATCGCCAGCGCAAGCAATTCCGCACCCGCCGTGAGGCCGATGCCTTCCGCGTCGAAATCGAAGGCCAGCTTCGCACCGGCGTCTATCGCGCCGATGCCGACAAGCTGACTGTTGCGGATGTTGCGTCGGGTTTTCTCGAACATGCCGAAGGCCGGTCGAAGCGGGGTGAGCGGTTTACCCGGCACCATCTGGCGACGGTCAAAGGGCACGTTGGCAATTACATCTGCCCTGATCCGAAGCGGCACGATGGCAAGCCCAGGACGCGGGCCATCGCGTTCGATCAGGGGGTCGGCAGTGTGAAGCTCTCGATGCTCACGTCGCGCGTCGTCGGGGATTTCCGCGACCGCCTGCGGGATGCCGGGGTTTCGGTCGTGACCACGCGTAAAATCCTCTCGACGCTCTCGGCAATGCTGGCCTGGGCAGTTTCTCAAGACATGGTTGCCGTCAATGCGGCTCAAGGGATCAAGGTTATCGGTCGTCGTGACGAGGGCGCGAAGAAGATCGTGCCACCTGCCAAGGATGCACTGAAGGCGCTGATCGACGTGGCCGATGCCGACTTCAAGGTGGAGCTGATCTTCGCCGCCGCGTCTGGTGTCCGGGCCGGTGAGCTGCACGCGCTGCGCTGGAAGCACCTCGATCTGGACGCGGGCGAGGCGACCATCGAGGCCCGCGTCGATGCTTATGGCGACGAAGATGTCACCAAAACAGCCGCTGGGATGCGCACGGTGCCGCTTGCCGGTGCCTTGGTGACGATGCTGAAGGAATGGCGTCTGCGGTCACGGTTCAAGAAGGCTGACGATCTGGTCTTTCCGAACCGGCGCGGCGGATACACCGGGCAGGACAACATGGTGAAGCGCCAGTTTCTGCCGCTCTTCGACAAGTTGGAAGAGAAGGGCGAAGGCATCGAACACTTTAATTGGCACGCCCTGCGGCACTATGCTGTCAGCACATGGATCGAGGCCGGGCTTGCGCCGAAAACCATTCAGACCTTCGCGGGCCATTCATCCCTGCAAGTGACGATGGATCGCTATGGGCACATGTTCAAGTCGGATGACCACAAGACCGCTATGGATTTGATTGCGAAGGGATTGATGTGA